AGCCCGCCCCGATTCTGGAAGTTCATTTCATCCCAAATGGCCTTTAGCTTCTTGTGCGCTAGGCGAGGCATCCGTAGCAAGGCATTGGAGCGAAGGGCGAAGGTTGCGGGTTCGATATGCTCAATCTCCTTCATGCGCTCGCCGTAGGGCTTTGGGTTGTTGGGGTCGTAAGCATCAATCACAATCACCGTTCCCACCCCGATCTTTTCCCGCTGACCCATGATCTCGCAATCCACCCACCGAGACTTAATCCCGCACCCGGCCAGCCGTTCCGCCATGAGGCCGCTATTCGAGGCGATCTTGCCGTGGCGGTTGTATCCGATTCCTGTCTGCTGATCGAACCAACCACGCCATCCATTTGCCTTCGGCTCGATAGCCCAATCCTTGTAAGTCTCCGACCAAGGTGCTTCGGCGGCTCCGACCGGGCGGGCGGGAAAGGATTTCATTTGGCTTTTATTGCTCCGTTAAGTTATTTCGTCAATAACAATTCAAGCCAATCCCCAAGGCCAAGGCCGACAAGGATGCCGACCATTACTGCGATGTAGAGTTTTAGGTATTTCACTTGAGTGTTCCTTTCTTAGCGATATTGGCCGCCATTGTTTGCCTTGCCTTGTCTAGCCTTTCCTGTCTGTTCATCTGCATAGCAAAGGCAAAAGTCTCTGCCTGCATCCCTCGATTAACAACATCCTCTGCATCAATTACGGCTTGGGCATCGCTTCGATCTGCGCCCATGGCCTCAAGCTCTTGAACCCTTTGTTCCCAAGTTCTGATTTTAACACCAGCCCCAACGAAGCCCTCATCATCCCACTCCGTGTAGCAACGATGCGGCTCATGGATTCTTGTCTTGATTTTCATTTTAGGATTTCCTTTCTTGGTTGGTTGAGTTTATTTAAATAACTCAAGTTTATTTTCGGCACAAGGCGCAAACTCAATCGGAGTGTTGGGATTCGGGATAAATTCTGTTCCTTTCCATTGGTCAAGATCATCCATAATTTGCTGTTTGGTAAAGCCGTAAGTAACAAAACTATTTTCTAGTCGCCTAGAGCACTTGCACTTATCGGAATGAACAATAATTTTTTTCCCTCGCAAAACAACAAATTCGCTTTTCATGTTCATCATGGAACCATCTTAAGGTTTCTTGAGGGTTTGTAAAGAGAAAATCCCTAGTTATTTCTCTTTGAATATCAAAGACTTACAAAAGACTAGGCAATTTTGTAGTGGATGATTGAGGAAATTCTGCGTTGCGAGCCATCGAAAACCCGAAATTCTTTTTGAAGCAAAATGCCCTCTTTCACCATCTTTTTAAGAAGGCCATTTCGTTGTCCGCCAGCGTCCCCAGAATATCCCATTTTTCTTAAAGCCTCCTCGCTCCTCACCCACCCAGCCGGAACGGCATCGACTTTTTTCTGAAGATAATTTTGTAAGGCTTGTGCCCATTCCCCCTCGAACTTCCGCTTGCTCCATCCCCTGCTGGTTTTACCGCTCATACTGGAAGCCTCCACTCTCCTTGTGAGGTTGGAGAAAGGACATTCACGATACAATCCTTGTCGTTGTATTCCCCCCAAGCGATGCCGTGTTGCCACGCCAAGGTTGAGCGATTGCGCCTTGCGTAGCCCATCGCATCCACATTAGCCAAGCAACCAATAGACCAACCCACGGGTGCTCCAACGCTTCGGCCAGCCGCGCGATCCACCCGATGAAGATGCCCAAAGACGCAAGGCTTGCGAAGCATCTCGGCATGGTCGCGAGTCGCCATTTGATTAAACATAAAGCCGTGCCCGAAGAGCGTCCCTCCAAACTCCCGCCATCCTTTTGCAATATCGTATTGGACTATTTCGCAACGGAGGTCTTTGCAAGTTTGATGGATGTCGGCTAGGCAACTGGTAGCACAATGGGAAAGAATTGCATTTGGGGAATACTGATGTTCATAGGCACGATGTTCGTGATTTCCTATGAAAAAAACATTACATTCGAGTTCGCGTAAAAAGTTTATCCCCGCGCGGAAATCCTCGGAGATGCTTGCGGCCCGATCCGCAGAATCAGGAGAACGCATCGCCCCGGAACGAAAGGCCGCTAGGTCTATGGCATCCCCTAAATGAAGCGTAAGGTCGGGCTTCCAGCGGGATTTGAATTGGAGAGCGGCTTTAGTTGCCTTAGCATCGGCCAAGTGGCCGTGCGAGCAAGAAACAGCTAAAAACTTTTTCCACTTGGTCATTTGTCCTTGCCCGTGATGGTGTACCAGATGGCCCGGCAGTTCTCTCTTGCCGTAGGGTTTGTTAATTCCAAGTCGGTCATTCCTTCGTAGGCAAGTTCCATAATTACTCGCATGGATTGGCGAAGGGTCAGTAGGTAGGTGATCTGGTCAATCGTCTCTTCGATTGCGTTCTCGACAACCTTTGCCGCTGGCATCGTCCAAAGTTTTGTGCCTTGGTAGGCTTGGACTCCGGCCTTGTATTTTCGGTCAAGCAAATCGCAAGTCGCCAGCTTTATTTGTTCGAGGTGGTAGCGGTGGGCTTCGGTAAATTCAAACTCAAGTTGCTTTGGTTTCTCGGCCACAACCTTGCCCGTTGTCATTTGTTTAACGACTAGACCAAGGACGCTTGTTGAAAATACTTTTCTTTTCCTTTTTCACCTCGGCTTTTTGTGGGCTAATAAGTTCGCGCCAGCCTTTCACATCCGCCGATTCGAGGTGCGGGGTTTCCCAATCCAAACGACGAAGCCCCCCGGTTGCCTTGGCGATCTTGTGGGCGATCTCATAGGATTCCTCGTCATCCCACGCCGCCGTCCATCCGACTTTATTTTCGGCTAGGGGAACAAAGTCAATCGCCCTTGCCCCCTCTCCTTGGTCAATATGGAGCGATTGCGGGGGATAGCCTCGCGCATTTGTGACTTTGGGGCCGGGAAGCGACCGCCCTTTTTTATATAGCTCTTCCTGTTCGTTTTGGGTTCGGGCGGAGCAGTAAATCAAAACATATAGCTTCTTTGCCCAGCAATCTTGGAACCACTTCGTGACTGATTTTGCGAAGTTCTTTTCCAGCTTCTTTATATGGCCTTCGCTACGCTCTAAAGCCTGTTTAAGCGTCATTTGTGTTCCGCCCTAGCCCTCCACCTCTCCCCCTCGGCAATCGCATTGGAAAGCTCCACAAGTGCCTTTGCGTACTGTTCCCGTAGCTTGTTGTTGTAAATCTTGGTTTCTTTTTCAACCCTCTCCCAATCCTCCATTAAGCCCAAGATGTCGGAGGAGGTCGGGTAAGAGTAGGTGATTTCTTGGGTGGTAGTGGCGCAACCGCTAACGATCAATCCAGAAAGCGTTGCGCTCAACACCGCGCACCCAGCCATCAATAGCCTTTTTACGCTTGTCATTCTTTTCTTCTATTTCTTGGTCGGCTTTTTGCAAGCGGGTTTTTGCTCGATTCTTAAGCCACCAGACCCACGCCCCAATCAAAGCCCCTGCGATTGCAAGGACTCCCTCGATCATTTCCGAGAGAACTTGGCGAGGAAATCAACAACCTTTTGCAAGGTGTTCTCCGGCTCGTCTCCGGGGATCAGTTGGGCGATGGCGATAACCGCACCCAGAAGAGCCGTGATTGCGCCGAGCCAAGCGAACAAGTCCGTGCCTTGGATAAGATTGATGATGGTTTCCATAAAATTTATCTATATGTCAACCATTGACATAACATTAAAACGATGCCCTTTTTAAGCACAAAAATCGTGCCGTCTGAAACTGGATGCATTGGGGATGCCGTCCCGACCAAGCAGATTGAATTTCCAACACTTGAAAGCATCATGCAGATAGGATGGAAAACTGCGGCCTTTCAAATAAGTATTGATGGTTCTTATTCTGAAGAAAATTTGGGATATACAAGAATTTGGGATGACTCTGGTTCCGCGCAAACCCCAATTTTAAGCCCGCCATTCAAGATGTCCGACCTTAATTGCAAAAGCAGATTGAATTATACTTGGCAAGCATCAATTCCGTTTAGCTATACATCGGACAATCCTAGCGATCCAAGTGGGTCTATTTTGGTCAATAACTATATTGTAATGGACTTTTCAATAGCTCAAACAAATGGGCAATCTTATTGGTTCTTAAATAGCTATGCCGGGCTTGATATTGGCGCTAGCAACGCCCCCGGCCGTGTAATTGGAGAGTGTTTTGTGGATGGCCTAAAAGTTTCAGAATTATATATAACGCCAAATTTTGATAACGTGCAAATATTGAGAAACTATACCCTGCAATTTACAACAATCCAAGAGAACTTGGCAGAATAAAATACTTAATACCCGATCACGGTAATTCTATAAGTTGCCGTTGCCGGAGTGACGTTTCCGTTGGTTGCGTTGATGCAATCAACCTCAATGCCATTGGCGGTTGTGACATGACCAGAAAACGCAATTCCATTATCCGTATTTGCCGGAAGGCCAAGAAGAACAATATCGTTTAAATTGCAACCCGTCACAACAACACTAACAGAATTTGTTGAATTTGAATTTACCTGACCAAAATAAAGGCTTGCCGTGGTTGTAAGGGTTCTGACAGACAACGGGAAAACCCCTTGTGTGACCGTGCTGTTTGGATTAAGGCCAAGCTGAATAAGGTTTGAAACAACATTCGGCCCTGTGGGTTGAGCGGTTGCCGTGACCCCAAAGAAGCCTAGCCCTTGGTCATAGCGGAGAACCTCGGCACCGGACGAATTGTAAAGCTTTCTTGCCTGCCATCCAATAGAATCTACCGAGGAAGAGTCGTTTAGAACTCTATTTGTTGCATCAACATTGGATGTTGAGTCCTCAACAAAAAGAGCGTCTGCCTCTGTCTTTGTGTAATAGCTTGCTTGTGGCGCGGGGACAACTGACCCGGTTGTGATTAGGTCTTTTCTGACGGTAATATCATTTTGATATACCGTCTTTGGCGTTCCCGCGCTGGTGATTTCAATTTCAAGTGTTGGCGTGATTGTGTCGGTTCCGGCCTCGGCAAAAAGTTCGTCAAGCTCTGCGGTTGCAAAAGTGACGGTGGATTGAAGGAACTTGGCAAAGACAACCCCGGAGGAGTCCAAGGTCAATGCCGTGGTAATGTTTGTATTTCCAAGCGACCGAACAAAGCTAATCGTATAATCGCCAGTGTTGTTCCCGGCATCGACAGAAATATTATTGGCTCCGATTCCTGTGACGGCTGAAAGAGCCTCAGCAAAACTAGCAGGGTTAGAGCCTACCGGGATTGCGGTTGTGGAATTGCTCCCATAGTTCAGAACAATCCCGCCGCCCTCGGCATCCTTGCCAATAGAAAGCAAATATGTTTCATTGGCGGTAGTTGCTCCATCTTGGGTTTTTGTGAGAGAAACAACCCCAGATGTCGGTGAGGCCGTGAAGGTGTCCGCATAAACAGCCGGATTTCTGCGAAGCTTGACGATCTGCTGTGCATTTACATCGGCCGCAGGAAACCTTCTGGTGCTGATAAGCACCGAGCTGGTTGGGAAAAGAGTGAATGAACTTCCGCTAAATGATAAGGCGGTATTTGGAGAAGAGGCGGTAAGAATATAGGAAAAAGCCTCGGAGCCATAGGTTGTGACCGTTGAAACATTATTAGAAACCGCATTATAAACACAAACCGCCGTTGCGTTATAGGGAATGGCCGTTGATGTCACGCCATTGATAACCAGCTTAAAGCTTCCGTCGCTTGGGCCGTCATCAACCTCCCCAACCCCAACTTTTACGGAAATCCCTTGGGTTGAAATATCCCTTAAAAAGCCCTCTGAATCGCGCTCTTGTAGCCGTGTTCTAAATGTATAACTATCGTTCCTTGTGAAAGAGGGTAAAATGCCATTGGTTCCAGAGCCAGCGGCAACAATGTTCCCATTGGTTATATCAATATAAAAATCGAGAGTTTGGGACATTTTAACCTTTCCTTATGTCAATGTTATAAAACCCCAAAAACATCTATGGTGTCTGGCGTACCGTTGGAACAAACATTTAATGTTATAACCTTCGCCGAAAGAGAAATTTGCATTCCATCTGGTTTGTCCTGAACTTTAATATTCTCTCCAGCCAAAGGCTTTGTGCATTCAATCCTTCTTATAAGGCTATTAAAAAACCCGAGCGCAAGCCTAGAGGTTCCTTTAAGCTCGTTTAATCTTGGCTCGCTCACGATGTTCCAGAGGTTGCAAAGAACTCCCTAAACTGAACTTTGGCAACAATAAATTGACCTCTTTTGTCCGTCTGAACATCGCTGATTGTATATCCGTCATAGACGGCCGAGGACACAACAAAAGTCCCGCTAGAAACACCAGTTCCGCCAACTCTGCTAAATGGCGGCCTTGGATTTTTTGGCAACTGCGTGCCATTGATTGAATCTGGAATTGCCACCCTGCGAGTTGTCCAATATGCGTTGCTTGAGATTGTGCCCGGAACAAAATTGCCTTTTACGATTTCATTCTCGGATAAGCTTGTCACAAACTCAACCTCAATAACAATAGGAGGCCCAAATACGCCAGCCCCGGTCGTTGGGACAAGGCGCACAACCGCAGGAGGAAGTCCGCTTGCCGAAGTGAGGCCGACATAATTCACATTCATTTCGGTTAAATCGCCGTCCTGTTCAGAAAAGGAAACTGTCTCAACGGCCATTCTGGCGTATTTAGTCGCCGCAGTGGAAAAGGACGAGTGAGCCGTGTCCTTTGCCGGAATAAGACTTCCTCTGTTTGGGGTTTGAATTATATAAGTTTCCGAAAGAGTTTCTAGTCCATTAATCTCTCTTTGGAAATTTTGCCTTCTTAAAACCTTGGCATTTGTGGCCGAGGCAACCGCAGACGGAGAGCCGATAATAATTGCACCCATATTAGTTTGACCCTGCCCCAGATGTCACTAAAGGAGCGGATTCCATCAGGCTAATCAATCTTTGAAGGGAATTTGTTAGATTCTGTTGGCCACCAGCCTTTTCCGCCAAAGTAAGATTTTCCCCTGCGGCAATCTGCTCTGCCATTGTCCGCATATCCTTTGCTGAAAATTTGCTTGCTTCTCTAAAGTTTTCTTTCTGAACCTCGCGCTCCCTTTTCTGTCTGGCAACTTCAAGAGCTTGCCTTCCGGCGCGGGTGGATTCAAGAACTCCAAGACCAGCGGACATCGCGGATTGATTTGCTCCCCTAACATCGAACCCGGTTCTCCCACCCTTTCCGCTATAAACTGCTCCCGATCTTTCAAAGCGAAGCCTTGCCTCGGATACATCAGACATTGTTTGTTCTTGGCGAAGCCGCTCCTCGTTTATCTTTACCTGTCTTTCAACTTCTGCTCTTTCTCTCTCTAAATTTCGTATGCGCCTAATTTCGTTTAGCTCATTTTCAGTTGCACTATCTGCATCCGCCTTGGCTCTTGCATCGGAAATTTTCTTTGCGCTGGCGGCTTCGGCATCGCGAGCTTTTTTAATAATATCTACTTGCTCCGCTTGTGCCTGTAAAATTGATCTATTAAGCAATTCCGCATCCCCGGTGGCCCTAGCCGCATCAATAATCGGCTGATATTTTTCTGCAATTTGCCTAACGGCCTTATCTACATCAGAAAGATTCTTCAATCTTTCCATATCAATTAAAGTATTTACAACCCCTTGGCTCTGCAATTCCTTCGCCTGTTTTTGTGTTTCAGAAACAAGCTCTGCCATTCGATCCCTTGCGCCAGTTATCCCGGAAATAAAATTCTTTAGCTTATTGGATTCAATTTCTTTTAATTTTTCAGCAACTTTTTCTGATTCTGCAAATAATGCCTTGGCGGCTCCGGCTGTTCCTTGAAGTCCCTCGCCTGCCCCTATTTGTTCGGCTGATTTTCTGACAGCAGAAATAGATTTTTCGGCTTCTTTGGCAGAGTCTTGAACGCTCCTATACGCATCAATTAAGGCTTTGCCCGCGACAATAACAGCGGTTCCTCCAAGAGAACCAGCAATTACGGTTCCAAGGGCGCGAGTTGCGGCTGATAATAGATCAGATGTGTCCCTGACATTTAGAAGGTCACGCCCAAAAACCTTCATGGCGGACGAGGCTTTTCGTGTACTAAAATCCAAGCCCTCAACCGATTTCTCGGTTTGGCCTATTTTTCTCTCTGCATCCGTGTTGTCTCCACGGATTTTTAGCATTAACTCTTGTGTATTAGCCATAAAGCCCTCGCCTACCTAGTGGAAGTCGGTCAAGTCTCGCCTTAATATAGGGGATGATTCCTCGCTTTGGGTCTGATAAAACCTCATTCATCGCGGACAGAAGCCCCGGCATACCTATTTTTGAAATGCCAGAAGGAACTCTGCGCCTTACTGGAAAATATCGGATATCGTTTTTGCCAGTATTGTTGAAAATTACGCCTTCGGTAATTGCCCTATCTTGTTGGGCTTTAACGCCGCCCCCAATTCTTTCGATTGTCTTGTCTCCAAAATCTCCCTTTCTTGGTCTTTTCCCAAAAAGTTTTGCCGCCGCCGCCCAGCCAATCCCCAAAAACTGAACCGATCTTTTCCTTGCCGCAATAAGGTTTCTTGCGTGTCTTCCGATTGTCCCCTGACTTCCAGAGCTTTTCCCGAATCCTTGACCAGCTATGCCTATTTTTGTTTTCCCAAGAGGAGCAAGTCCTTGGTTTTTTAGAATCCAATTCGCCAAGCGATAGGGAGCCTCCAATCCCTTTGACCGAAGTCCTGTTTTGATTGCCCGCTTAAATGTTTTTGCCTTGCCGCTTTTGCTGAAAAGTTGCTCTGGTCTTGCGCCTTTTTTGCCACCATATTTAATGCCTGTTTTGTAAATGTAGGATGGCCCGCGATCCACAACCCGAGCCAGATCGGCCTCAATTTTTTGGGCGTTGCTTTTATAGGTTGTCCTAATGGCGGTAAGGGCAATATCCCCAAGGGCATTATTGATGGCTTGCCCCATAGACTTTCTTGAGATTGTCGAATAGTCCTGCAAGGCATCCCGAAGCCTTTGAACATTGAGAAGTTTTACTTCCATTTTATTTTAATTTTATGTTAAATTCCAAGCAATTTTTCTATTTTATCTATTTCTTTAAGGCTCCCGGCATAAAGCGGTCTTCTTAATCTTGCGCCATTTTTCCATAATCCAACAGAGATGAACTGATGGGCAATAGATAGCGGAATATCCCATAATATTTTTTCAACATCCAAGCCGAGTTTTTCCGCCAGCGAGTGAACAAAAATAGATGTTCCCGCTGGCGTTATACTTTTCCCTCTGGTAATTGATTTGGAGTTTGGATAACCTCGACCCTAGATTTGGATGCCTCGTCTACCATTGAGGAGCATATTTCGGTTGCGATTGCCCTGTCATTTTCTGATTGTTGGCTTACCCAATCAAAAAGCTTTTCTCTAAACTCATCACGATTCCAAGCTAACTCGATTGTGCCTTTCCTGTTCTTCTTGAGCATGATATGCAAATAAATAAACGCCCAAACAAAAAAGGCTGAAGAGTCATTATCATCGCGCACTTGCATTAAGAGAAGCCGCGACCCTTCCGTATAGGGAGCAAGTTCCTCCCCCTTAAATTGCCTTGCCGGGGCTACAAAGGCTGAATCTAGTTCTTCGTTTAGGATGTCGCTCATATATGCTTTAGGATGGCCTTTTTTAGCTCTGGGCGGGCGTTCTCGGCCACGATGAGGGTTTGCCCGCCTGTCTGTATGACTCGGATGGGTTCAGCCCTTTTAACGAGTCCTAGAAGCGTTTCTCGGTTTTCTAATGCCGCCCTGACATATCGAATTGCATCCTCTGGATCGCTCTTCATTTCGACCCAGTTTCTTTCCATTTCCTTTTTAATCAAATCGCCTTGCCCATCAGACTGAAACCAGAAGGTGACTTGCTGGGTTCCGTCAGGCTTAATGAAGCGAGTCACCGGGTCTTGAGTGCGGAGCTTCCCCCCAAAGGCCGCAACGGCAGAGGCAACCTTAATGTTAGTTGTTCCCCAAAAAGCCTCGCCGATCATGTTAGGATTTCATAAGGGACTAGAACCCTTATTTACACATTCGGATAGCCAGTAGCGGAAATATCCACGGTCACAAACGCATCGTTTGATTTATTGACCGTGATGGAGTCGATGCGGGTCGTTCCGAGGGTGGCGGCATTGGCGAGAACGGCAAGAGCCGAACCAGCCTGCACAAGATAGTTGCCCGTGACGGCAACGCTCAACGAATAGGCGGTTGTGGCGTTATAGTAAGAAATCCCAACCACATCGCCGACATTTGATCTGATTTCTTGTTTCTCAATATTCCGAGTTTCGCTGAAGGATTGGACAAGCCCAATTCCCTCTGAAGTTAAACCAAACTGAAGCCCGGAAGTTCCGATAGTAGTAGCGGCCATATTTTTGTATCCTTTCTTTTATGTCAAATTTTAACTTAAGGATGTCCTAGAAGTCTATTTTTAATGATCTCCCAAGCGGCGGCAAGCACCCCAAAGACAATGGTGGAAACAAGCCAGACCCTACCCTTAATGCCATGAGCCTCTTGCTCAATCCTGTCCATCTTGCTTTTATGGTCTGTGATTAGCTCTAAAATATAGGCTTGGCGGGTCTCCATCCGAGCCACTGCCTCCCGCACGGAGATGAGTACGCTGTGATCGTCTTGGCTCATACTTCGCAATTTTCCGCGCCTTCACAAATTCTAACGCATTCAGAGCCGTCAGAATCTATAAAGCGTTCGATGTAGCCTTCCGCCTCTAGGTATTCCAACGCCGCAAGGAAGTCGCTGTATGTGTAGGTATTCATGCACCAGTTTACAAAAAGAATCCTTGCATTGCAGAAACCAGCCTTGTGACATTTTTATTTAAAAGCACCAAGTCGGTTGCTTCACCGATTGAATAAAAGGCAATTCTGGCATTTGATCTATCGGTGGTTGATCTTGCAAAAATAAAAATGTTCGAGTTTGACGGTGTTTCAGATGTTCTTGTCACTGAAACTGTTGTTCTATCTGCTGGAAGGCCGCCCATCGTTAAATAGGTTCCGCTTGCACTTCTTGATTGGCCAAGAAGGCCGAGCGCGTGCGTAAAGCCATCGCTGTTTGTGTTCCTTGATCTCATGGCACTATTTAGTATTTGAGAAGTGCCATTTGCTGCCGGTGCACCCATATAGGGAAACCCAGTTGTAAGAAGCCTTGTTACAAAACAGCTCATGTGGAAATCATCTTGCGGATCAGCATTGTTATTTCTGTTTGAATTTAGGTACGCAGTGCCGTTCCCAAGGATTCCATAAGCCCTTGAGTAGTCTCCGCTAACAAAGCCGACATTGGTGGGAGCGGTGCCAACCAACGGTTTAAGTGCTCCGTTCAGAGTTCTTGCTCCGCATAAAATACAAGCGGCCTTAATATCGGCCCAGATGTTGTCGTTTTTGCACCCAACAACAAAATCGTTGATGGCTTCCTTTACTTCTGTCTCTAAAGATTGTCCGTCGGCACTTTCGACTTCAGAAATATATGCGGAAGCGTCAGAATCCAAAACGAGTGGAGAGGTGGCCGACTGCCCAAAAAAGCCCCCCACAACCTATCCCTCCAAAATTGTAAAGGCCGCGCCTGTCACGGCCCCCAGCCAATAGACGGCCCCGGTCGGGCAGAAGGCATCAAAGGTAAGTCCGCCGCCAGCGGTTAATTGGATGCCTTGGGTGGTGGTGGGAGAAAACCCTATCCCAATAGTGACGGTTCCGGCCGAGATGTTTTGGGCAAGGAGATATTTGCGATTTGTGTTAGTGACGGCAGAGGTGATTTGCGCTGTGTTTGCCGTGGTGACGGAGCCAAAGCGGGTGGTCAGTGCGCCGTTGGGATTGTTGGCTGTGACGGTGCCGGAGACGGGGAAAGGATTGCTGTCTGTTATGCCATCCCAGTTTCCATCCTTGTAAACGCCGATTTGAATTGCATTGTTTGGCTGGGCATTTGTCCCGACTTCGGATGAAATGTCTGCAACATTTACCGTGCCGGAGATTGCAACGGGAGATGCTCGAAGCTGTGCGTTGGTCAATCCAACATCAATTTTTGTTTTTTTCCCATAAAGAAAGGATTCTCCGCCAAAAGCTGGTGTTGCTACACTTGTAAAATAAATATAGCTGTCTTGCGTATTTACAAAATATGGGCCGGAACAATCAGCCAGTTGAAATGCGCCAGAAGACGGATTGCCATTCCAAAACACATCATTTGAACACGACCCGCTTTCGCCATAAGTCCAATCTCCGTCAGAAATTGTTCCTGTTGCATCTCCATAAGTCTCAAGTTTTAATGAGGCATATTGGCTTACGTTAATGTACCAATTAGACTGATCTTCATACCAATTTCTGCTTGCCAGCAAAACCCAGTTGTCATCATTGGCCGTCACCGTTCCTGCAATCGTCTGGGTGGAGGGAAGGTTTAGAACGGACACCGAGCCTGTGACTGCACCAAAGGTTGTGCTTTGAGATGCAGGGAAGTTTGATACAGAAACAACGCTACCAGAAACCGCGCTTGTAATGTTTGAAATAGCGACAGAACCAAGGCTAACAACGCTATGGGCTACAATATGTTCCCCGCCCGTGACTACCGAGGAAAGGGTTGTGGCCGACTGATTGCCGTCTAATACTGGAAGAGCCATTTAATTCAATCTCCTTGTTAAATTGCGCCGATGTATTGGGAATTTCGATGGTCGTTGAATTGCAATGCGGCCACATAGGCCACCGCTTGCGACTGAACGGGGCTTGCGATTACCCGAATGGTTAACCCCCTCTGCCAAGCCCTTTTGGGGGTTCTGATCGTGGGGGTTTGGCCTGTGATTTGCGCCATATAAATAACCGCCGGGGCGGCAATCTGGGCGTCAATCTTGGAGGCAAGGGTTGGGCTTTCGGAATAAAAGGATTCAAAAATTTCGCAGTATTCTTGGTCAAAGGCTTCTTGGGAAACCTTGGCGGCGGTGTCGGAATAATTAACCGCAACGCTCAATTCATAAATCCCCGTATAGTTGCCCAAAAGCTGTGAGCCAATGGATGCTGAAATTGTTACATAAGGAAATAGCCTTTTGCCGATCCTGTTTGTGGTATAGACATTAAGCCCCGAGATGCCTGTAAGCAGGGCGGCAATCCCATCCTCCACCTGATATTGGATGCTCTGGCTCATTTCTTTGCGGTTGCAATGATATCTAGGGTTATTTCCTTAGACCAAGTGCGATTCCTTGCCACAATCTGCGGGCTTTCGGAAACCATCTTGGCGTTGTAAATCGTCACATTCGAGGCCGTGGTTGAGACTATCGCAAGGTTTGGGTCTTGGTAAAACTTGCCAACTATTTGCTGAAACTTGGCATCGAAGGCTTGGCGGCTTATGGAGTCTGCCCTTTGGTTGTAGGATAGCACCGCAGAGACATTGAAGATGCCCGTAAAGGTTCCTAGTTGCTCGTTGCCGAGGGAAGCCCTTGCGGAGACAAACGGGAGGGTTCTTGCCGTGCTTCTTTCGCTTGTATAATAGGAAAGCCCTGTGACTGAGTTGACCGCTAAGATAAGGGCGTTCTCAACCTCCCTCTCAATCGAGGCCATTAGGTCGTTATCTCTGCAAGCTCGATCGTATAGGAAAGGCCGTCCGCCCCAAGGCTAAACCCGGCAACCATCCTTTCCTCACCGCTGATCGTGCAAAGACCTCCGATTGTGGGGGCTGAGATGGCCGAGGCGCAAACCACCATGCTTTGAGTGATTCGGAAAACCTCTCCCCCAACATCCAGTTCGCTTGCGGTTGCCAAGTCCGTGACGCTTGCCGAGGCGGCGTTAGAGCCAAGCCCCGTCACGGTTTGGTAAAGGTCGGCAACCATATAATCCAAATCCCGCCCGAAAAAAGTTGTGGAAATAGCACCCGCCACAAAACCAACCCTAGTGTCAATCCATTCTTACAAGCCCCTCAAATTCAAAAACATTCTGAACTTCCGCCTCATTCTTCTCGCCCCAGAATCGGCTTTCCTTTTCCCTTCTGACCGCCGAGGCGATGATGATTGGGCTTGAATTAACCGCCCAAAACTCATCAGCCCCCCGGATTGCCTTAACCATTTGCTCGACTGATGGTGCTGTATAGGTGTTAAGCCCTTGAATCTGAAACTCTGGCGGGCAAAGGATGATGATGTTGTCTTTGCCTAGTTCCTTTGCGGCAGTCTGGATAAGCTCAAGGGGATTGCGTTTATAGGTTTGGGAGATTCCAAATGGGGCGATTAAGTTGTATTTTTCTGGAAGGCCAGCGGCGGGGCGGTCATCTAGTTTATCAAAAACAATGTTCTTTTTATCGGCATCTTTGATCGCTGGGTGGGAATAAACAAAATCATGCCAAGGCTTTTTAGACTTAAGAAAATCCGCATATCTATTCGGCCAGATTTCTAGGTCGATAACTTCCGCATCCCAAGGAGTTTTGTCTAGTGGTTTGGCGTAGGAGACAAGATCAAAAACCCCATGATACTGCTCAAAACAATCAAAGAAAACTTCGTGGCCTTGGTCGGCTAGGTATTTACAGGCCGGAAGGCAACGCAAAACATCTCCGAGCCTTTGCTGGTATTTAATGATTTTAGTAGACATCATCTACCACGCATCGGTCTTGAATATGGGCAAAGTATTTATTTAACCTTATTGGGCCGTGGGTTTGTTGTAGTTCTTCCCATGCCTTTGTGAGTCCGGCATATCCGTAAAAATCTTCTTTAAATTGCACATTTTCTTTCGTGCAATAGGCATAATGGTCGAACACTAAGCCAAACTCTTCGGTGATTCCTCTGGGGATTCGGCTTGTTTGATGGTTTAGCTGTGGAGGTTCATGGCTGATAAAATGGATTCCCTCGCCCCACTTCCAAGCCCGGAACCACTCATAGGGATAGGAGCCAAGCCCGCTTTTGGTCACAACAATCTTTTTCCCTATATGGTAATTACAATGAAATTGAGCAACCGTTCCGGCCAGCTTGTCTTTCATTAGTTCATAAAGGCGGGTCATCTGCTCGGGAGTCCAAAACTCGTCGGCATCTTGTTCCATCACAACCCCGCAATCCACGCCCTCCAAGGCTTTGTTCACCATCTCAATTTTTCCATCGAAGGGCTTGTTTTGCCAATAAACAGAGACATTCTTGTGGTTTAGATTCTTTAGATATTCGTGCGTTCCGTCTATTGAGACAAAATCCTTATGCCATTTCGAGGGAACCTCCTTGCACCATCTTGTGCAATTTCTGGGGTTGCTAACACCCTCCACGATCCTCCATTGCCAAGGGATAGTTAGCTTTTGATAGGTTTCCAGCTTTTTGCCTATGAATGGCTCTCCATTCAATACGATTGTGAATATGGTTAGCATATATCCCCCCATTCCTCTTTCGAAACGGCAACATCCAAAGAGCCGTCTTTTCTAAGCGTATCAAAAAGGGCGCAGGTTCTTTTAATTGGAAAGGCTCCGATGCTAAACGCCAAGAACGATTCTGGGTGAAAAATCCCTCCCATTGAAATGTATTCGCTTAGTCTTGAATATCTGTTGAAATATGCCTCCATCCAGCATCTTTTACCAAAGGCGAAGCGGTCATTATAGCCCCAATAGTTGCAAAATTTGGGGATATAAATGGCATCATCTTTGGGGCATTCTGGCGGTGTTCTAAAAACCAAATCCGGCCTTAACCTAACAACGCAATCCGCCTCAATCCCGCTGTTGCTGAAAATTTGCCAAACTCTTTGCATGGCCCATAGCTGGCGAAGAACGCTTTGGATGCCGTGACATCCTCGGCCAATCTGCCAAGCATATTCCCTTTTCTCCTCGATATAGGGCTGTTCCTCGATCACGAGAATGTTTGGCTTTAGCAGAAAGGCTTTCTCGGCATCATCATCTTTTGCGGCGTGGATTATCCAAGAGGCTTCGGGATACAGGCTTTTTAATTGTTCTGAGGTTTTGTCCAAGCTCCGCATTTGCCCAGAAACAAGGATTGCGGTTTTCAAGATACTTTTAGTTCCTGTACCAATGCCTTAAACTTCTTATGACCATCTGATTCAAGAATATAAGAATCATCAATTTTTGCCCCATCGTATTTTTCAAGATGGCCTTCCTTGCGGAGAGTTGCCAATGGGGTTCCCTCGATTTCCGCTGTGCCGGATAATTGATGGGAGTCGAAGGGAAGGCTTTTGATAAATCTTATGGTTTCTTGCCTTTGTTCTGCTGTTTCGCCCGGTAGCCCAACCGTAAATGTTCCGTGGACGCTCATCCCGATTTCCTTCAAATGCCTAACCACGCCAGCACCCTCCTCTAAATTAAGATGCTTATTGACGATATGATCCACAACGAATTGGCTTCCCGACTCAAACCCTAGCTTCACCCCGAAGCATCCGGCATCCTTCATAATTTTCCAAGTCCCAATCGGGATGGTGTCTGCCCTGCACATGGCCGACCAAGGAAGCCCGATTTTGCCCATAACCTCGCACATTTCTAAAGTATGCTTGTTGCCGAGGTTAAAAGTATCGTCATCAAAATAGATGCTTTTGAATGGGAATCTTTTGATGAGATAGCCCAAGAAGTTTTCCATATATTCTGGCGTGTAATAGCGGACGGTTCTTTTGCCTTTCCCATCTGGGTCGTTGCCCGTCATCGCCGCAGGCCAAACACAAAAGATACACTTGAATGGGCAACCTCTCGATGCCCAGACTTGGGCGTGTGGAAAAATCTGTCCCCTTGGTTGATGGTCGCAGTAGTGATCCCAGCATTCGATTGGATATTCTGGAAGCGGGGCTTCGTTCATTTCCTTTTGGCTTAAAAGCTCCGCCTCTATTACGCCGCCCTTTTCAATCGCCCTTAAAACCCCTTTTTCATATTCGCCTTTAACAACGGCAAAAACTCCATTCCTTTCGATGATTTCCTGCGGGGATACCGCCGAGATTGTGCCTGTTAGGATTATCTTTGTGTCGGGGAGAATCCTTTTGATTTCTTGAATGACTTTTTGGTCATGCCCCCAGCTTGGGGTGGCGGTTTCGATGACAAGAAATTCCGGGGCTGTTTTCTTTAACCACTCAAAATAGGATCGGTAGGATTCTCTAAGGGCAATGGAATCCCGAAGCTCGGCCTTGTGTCCGGCCTTGCTTGCGTAACTTGTGGCGTATCCCATAAAAAATGGGAAGGGAATATATTCCCCGAATTGGAAATTATCGGGTCGGTTAAATTGGGCTGGGTAGGTGTGCGGCCAGCGGGAGCCAGCCCTAACCCCGCAAACATTGTTCTCCCACCACGGGGGATTTGAAAAGACAATCATTTCCTAAAAATGGCAGAGCCATTCCTCCAAGATTTCGCTTCCCATAAAATAGGATGTCCCGCTGTTTTCAACCATTGGTAATTGCCGTAATTTTTAATATCATTCACATCATCCAAGGCGATGATTCCGCCCTCCCTAACCTTGGGGAAGAATACCATAAAATCCGCCCTTCCAGAAAACACACCGCCATCTAGCAAAAGAAAGTCAATCTCATCTTTTAGGCTGGGATGCCCCCAAGTATATTGAGCCGCCACCCTAAATTCTTCCTTATGCCATTCTATAATTTGCTCCAATGGATATTGATTTAGGTTGGTTCTGGTGGTTCTATAAAAATCTTCCACGGCCTCTAGGTTCATCCACATCATCGGATTGCTCGAAAGCCAATTAACCGCCAATCCTCCCTGCCTTGAATCTAGGTTGTATTTGTGTCGGCCTATGCGGTCTGGGTGAATCTCAAAACTAAGCAACTCCCTTGTTCTAATACATTGCGTTGAGCCGTCCCCGGTTCCTCCGCCAATCTCAACTCCAAAGGAAAGCCCCTCGCTATATTTTGCGAGGGCTTGGCCGAATGGGTCTTTAAGGGTTATTTCTTGCATTTACCTATGCCCAAGAGTTTGCTTTTCGCTTTTCAAAAATAGCTTTCCCTTTTTCATAAAATTCTGGTTTGTTATGGTTCTTTATTAGATCATCCGGCTTCCCGCCTGTAAAGAGAGGGTTTTCGTGTTTGAATTGAATATGTTTGGCTTCAATCACAGCCCCATCATTATAAGCCCTTTCCGTAAATTCGTTATCGGAATAAATGCCATCGCTCTCCTGATAGTCTGGATGGAACATATAGCCCCCCTGCTTTTCGAGCCTCTTTTGCGTCAGAATCGCCATACAAAGGAGTTT